GGAAAAGGATTTAGTTCCCTGACTTTTTTCCAAATAAAACAAACTTAATGCGGCTCATAAGAGTCGCTTTTTTATTGGATTTCTTTCTTAATTTATATAATTGCTCTTGTTGCTGGCATATTATCTCCAAAGCATTAGCAATAAAGTTGGCTTGATTAGAGTTAGTTTTTAGTAAATGGATTGTATATGGCTTTAACTCTTCTATATCAGTTAATTCTTTTATGGCAGTAATAGACTTCTTAACCTCAAACTCTTGTTCAAGGCTTACACCAGCAGTCAAAACTTTCATAATGTTTTTCATTTCACTGGGAATAGTTTTTCTTCAATCATTTTTACTATTGCATCATCAACGTCATTATCTGATTTTGCAGCCAAATCTTTCAAAAGACTTACAGCAGCTTTACGCAAAGATTCAGATTTTCCAAACTTAATAAACAGACCAATTAAAAATTTAGACATAGGTTTTTATTTTCTTATCCAAACATACCACTTATTACTGGATCTTGCCTTCTATCCTACTAACCGCCTGTGATAGCTTATTAAGTCGGTTGTATATATCTATTATTGTTTTTTCTCTTCGGTTGCTCATGTTAGATAGCACCATAACAAAAGCTGTAGCTGCCGCCCCCAATAACATAGCTTGTACCTCAGTCATTGCTTTAAGTTATAATTATGCCTAGTATGACTAATAAATCTCTGTTATGACAGAAAAAGTAAAAATTCTAGAACAAAAAACAGAAGCAATAGAAGATGAAAAACCTGACTATCAGGAAAAAATTACTTTCTTAATTTCTACTGTTGCTCAAGGATTTATTCTTGCATGGTGTTTAGTCGTCTTATCTCTTGGATATATAAAACTACCTAACAGACTTTTTGGCCTTGATATACCAGACCAGCCTCGTGTGGATTCTACCTTTGCTGCTGGACTCTTAGGAAATATTCTTGCTGGAATGGGTGTATCAGTTAATGCGGCACAAGGAGCAAAGAAGAAAAAGAAAGAAACAGAAAATGGTGCTAATGGTAACTCCAATGGTGGAGAGCAAACTATAATAATAAGACAGCCTCTTGAGATCGTCACAACAAAACCTGACGTAATCAAAGTTGACCCTAAAAAAAATTAAAGCCATGAAAAAGCTTCTCCCTTTCATTCTTTTCCTTTTTCCATCTAGTGCCATTGCAGAAATAACGGCAAAATATGTAACCTCTGCACAGATTTCTATTGACTCACCTTATGTAATTACAAACGCTGCTCCTAACAGCTACAGCATAAGCGGTAATAATGTCACGACTTCTACTGGATCAGGGGATAGCATTGTTACTAATGGAATTGGTGGTCTTAATTTATCAAGTATCACTAACGGCCTTGCTGGGGTAACGGCTACAAATACCACAGTTACTAATGCTGGTTCAGCATTTTCATTAAGTGAGTCATATCAGGCTGGTGATGCTACTCAAACTGCAATCACTCCGTCAAGTGGTATAGCAACTCTACCAGTTTTAGGTGGTCAGACAACAGTTATTAGCGGAGGCACAAAAGGAGATTTAGCACTTACTTCGTTATCCTCTGGAATTACGACTTGTGTTGCTGGGGGATCTGGTACAAGTTGCATCGCCTCTACTACCGTTAGCATAGAAATTGACTAGACTTTGGCTGCTACTTTTATTAATATTACCTATAAGAACTCTTGCAACCCCTGTAGTACCTCAATTTAGGTCTGGCAGTAGTACGCAAAGTTCAACTTCGCAATCAGTAATTAATGAGACAATCACTTCGCACCAATACAATTCTGGATTTTCATATTCAGCATCAGGTCACAATATTGAATCAGCAGACCTTAATGGTTATATCAACCCTTCAACAGTTGCTGGTACAACTCAAACAGTTGGTGGAGTTCAATTTAGTTGGACAAGCCCTTCGCTTGAGGCAGTTCCAAGATGGAAAATAAAAGAGGCTGGACAAAGTTTCAGCTTAGTGGAATCACTTCAAGGTGCTGGCCTTTCAAATATCACTACAATAAATCGAACAATAACAACTTCAACAACAACAGAAACTACAAGTATTTTTGGACAATAATTTTTTTACTTTGTCCTGTAAAAGTTTTTGGTAATACAACAGTCGCTTCGCCCCAATCAAATGCTCAGGGAGTAGTTAATAATAACGCAACGCAAATATTACCTTCTGGCTTGCCCCAGAATCGTTACAGTCAAGGGATTGTTTGCACCTCGCCCAGTTTAACCATAACTCCATATTTAACAGATGCGTGGTCATTTAATCGACCTATAGAAGAATTTACTTATCAAGATATATATGACGAGGACACAGGGGCAGTTAAGTACACCACCAAAACCCCTAGATTTGAAAAAGATAATTATAACTTAAATTATGGAATATCAATGCAATTTAATATTCCTTTGGGTAAAGGTGGAGAGCTATGCCAAAAAGCTGCAAGGGTTAATATAGAGGCTCAAGAGTTATTAATATCAAAAACAAAAATGGAAATGGAGCTTTATCGTTTAAAAATTTGTGGTGAGCAAGCAAGATTAGGAGTTGTATTTGTAGATAAATACCAAGTAAATTGTGATGGGATAAAACTTATTTCAATGCCTAATCAAGTATTGCCTCATACTCATAAAATTAAGCAGTAGACAAGTACAGGAACTTGCCTACCTAGACACCCTATTTGTCGCCATAATAAATAAGGTTTTTTTATTCTACTTTATTTTTTTTCTTTGTAAGCTTTTTTACTACCTGTTTTACTAAAGGTTTGACTGCGTTAAGAAGTAGTGGACTACTGGCAGCGACCAAGCCGATAACAGCAGTAGATACAAGAGTAGAAACTTCTGGAATGTACTGATCTTTAAACGTGACGTTTTCATAGATAGTTATACACCTAGTCCCATCTTCGCTTCTTTTATGATCTATTACACGTTCTAATTTTTTTTCGTTACGAAAATCTCCTACTCGCTGTTCTTTAGATGATGGACATTCTATAAACTTAACTTCTTCTTTTTCTTTAGGTTGCTGTACTTCTGGTGTTTTAGTTTCTGGCATTGCTGGCTGTTCGTTATTAACAGGCAAATCCTCTGTAATTATTAATTGATCTGGGGTGTAATCAATAGGGTAAAAGCTAGGAAATAAAGATTCTCCACACGTCAAAAAGACTCCATTAGGGTCATCAAGCAAAAGTTGTGTATTACCAGTGTTTTTTATATCTCTATGCTGATAAGTACAACCAGCTACATCTATTTCTAAGTCTGTTGTTATTGGTAAAACAGGATTAGGGTTATATATCTCAGGAATATAAACCTCTGGAATATTTACTTCTCTAATACCTATCTCAGGTATTTCCATCTATATCTTTGGTTGTTTAAATTCTGGTATTGTTGGCCCTGTCATTTCTGGTAAGCCTTTATCTAATATCTTTGGCATAAGTCCTTGTACATTATCAAGAACTTCATTCATAACTTTTGCTTTAAATTGTTCTGACGTAATATTTAAAAGCATTAATGCCTGTCACCATTATAACTTTTTGCGGAATCTGTGCATTAGCACCACTTTATGTTGGACTTTCTGTAATTTCTACCAAGGTACACCAGAAGTCACAGTAGGAGTTTTTGATTCTGTTATCTGTGCAGCAATACCTGTTTCAATAGCTGTTACTTCATCAGAACCGATTGCAGCTTTAGCCCAAGCAATAGCATTATCTTTACTAACAGAAGCATAAGCAGTAAAAGATCCAGAATCAGCTTCAGCAAGTCCTACAGCTCCATAAGCAGAGCCACTATGTACTACAGCAGAATCACCACTGCCTACAGTTTCAGAGTCGCTAGCAGTCCAGTGAACAGTTGTTATAACATCAGCTAAAGAACCCACAGTTTTTGTTGCATCTAAAGAAACAACATTCCAAGTAACAGCCATGATAAAAATAGTTTAATTTTATTCTACAATTTCACTAGGAGTTGCAGCACCTTCTTCTTCTTGTATTTGAGAAAGTAGCTCTGAATATTGAGCGTTTTTCATATCAAATTCTGCTTTAACTTGTATTCTTTCATTTTCTATTTTTTTACCTTCTTGAGTTAAAGAATTAAACTTATCAGCTAAAGCCTGTGCTTCTACTTTGCGTTCTTCACATCTTTCAGATAGTTTTGACATAAAATTTTTGTAATTAATTTAGAGTTTAACTATTGAAAGATATAAATGCAATACGGTTTAAGTGTCAGATTTTGCTGCTACTAGTTTAGCTTTCCATGCAGTTTTCACATCAGTAGTCCAAGCAGCGTTGCATATCGCTGACACCTCGGCTGGTTCTGCTGACAAATCAGTATCAACCAAATTGTCAGAAGCATCTAAAGCACCAGCATGCAGTACATATCTCATGTATTGCCTAGTTAGTTCTTCACCATCTTTTTTGATAACCAGTGCCTTTCTTACCTGCACCGATTTATAGATGCCCACGACCTCTATTTTGTCGTATTCGATTGATTCAGTTAATGCCATTAGGATTAATCTCCGATTAAAACAGGTTTAGGCTTAGTTTTAAGACTTAGCTGCGGTCTAGCCACCAGTACGATAGGTTGCACTAAATGAAAAGTAAGTAGCATTGCCACCACTATTAATTGTACTGATTAATAAATTACCTCCTGACTGTGCAGTAGTTGTAGGAAATCCTATATTTACAGCAGATACTCCATTTTCGATTCTTCCATAAACTAATCCTCTGTCGACACTAGTAAGATTATTCATAAAAGGTATATGCAACATATCAGGCTCACCCGAACCTGTGGTTACATCTGACGCTGCAAAAGGTAAACCTCTTAAACATAAGGTGTTTGATGATGTTAAATTTGAAATATCATTAGCCCTTACAGCTCCGATAATATGAACAATATTTCCAATTTTTGTATAATGTCCTGACTGATTTTGATATGAATTAGCTGTACCACTGCTTATATTGTCAGATAATAATGGAGTAAAAGTTCCTTGTTCATAGTCGTCAAGTGCGTTGTCTTGTGAGGTGTCTCCGTTAAATGATATTCCTCCACCATTTTGTATTCGTACAGCTTCTCCATAAGTACCAGAACCAGATAACCTTCTTGAAAATACTAAATCACTATCATAGTTTGTTGATGAATTGACACAATGAATGTATTGAATACCAGCAGCACCAGCATTATTAAGGGTTCTTAATTGAATACCAGCAGCTACACCGTTAGTTCCACTTGAATTAGCAACTCTTAAAGCTGTGCTTAAGTTAGATGTAGACCATGCAGTACTATCAGAGCTAGAAATATCACATTTAACACTTGGACTAGTTGTCCCGATTCCAACGTTCCCAGTATCTTTTATGATTAATTTTTCACTAATATTATTTCCTGAGTTTGTAGAAAAAATTAAATCAGATTTTAAAGTGCCTCCTGACTGAGTATGAATACTAGCTTTTATTACGCCAGTTAAATTAGTGCTTGCTCTATTCCCTGTCCCAGTTCCAAAATCTAAAAATTGTCTTGTGTTATCTCCCTGTGCATCTGACCGTATTGACATGAATACATCACCAGCATCCGATACTACCAATTTATCGTTTGTGTTACCTTGAGTACCTCCTATAAGTACATTCCCAGAGTTATTTATACGCATGGCTAAACTTTCGCTGTTATTAGAACTTGATCCACCTGTATAAAAATCCATTGCCAAATCGTTACTATCATTACCCATTTCAGTGCATTGAAGTCGAATACTTCTTTCCCCAGCACTATTAGTTATTGCAAGTTTTAATTGTGCAGAACTAGCAGCACCACTGTTATGTTGTGTATTAGTAATCCTTAAACCTTGAAAATCTGTGCCTGTTCCACGAACATCTAATGCACATACTGGACTATTATGACCTATGGCAATCCGATCAGTAGAAGCATCTACAAAAAATAAATTTGCCTGATTATCTCCTTCAATTCTAAAATCTACGTCTGCACCATTTTCATTAAATATTGTTGTTGTACCAAGTTCTAATCTCTCAGTACCGCCTGTTGCAATGTTTAAAGTATCAGCCGCAGAACTGTAAACCCCTGTATTTGTATCGTCATCAAAAAATAGTGAGGGTGCTGAATTTGTGCCATCTGGTAAAGGACAACTTCCGTCAAATTTTCTTAAATTTACAAAAGCGTTGTTTGCAGCGTTTCTAAGCTGCAACATTGTGTCTGTTGTATTTGCAAAACTTTGGAGAGCGTATGTTGTAGATGGTGCTGAAGATCCAGAGTTATTTGAAGATATTGCTAATAGTGCGTTATTTATGTCTGCTCTCACGTTGGCTCCAGTGGAGTTGTCTATAACGTAATCATGTTGAGCCATTGTCTAACCTAATTTTTTATCTAAGTATATCCTACTTTAAAATTAACTACCACGCCCAAAACCTGTTGCGGCATATTTGAAATTTCTATTAACATGGCTTGATCCATTCTTTACATCTATATCAAAACCTGTTGAACTGATAGATGACAACGCAAAGAAATCACCTGACTGTGCATTTTCTATAGTAATTCCTACTGATGGTAATACTGAATTTGCTGCAATGCTAGTGCCTGACTGTCCTGTGAAGAAACTGTTACTGAAAACGACTGACTTCGTGGAAGTTCCAGAAGCAATCAAACTATTTGTTGCCCCTGCATTACCAAGACTTGTTTCTGTTCTACTTTCTAATTCTGCTGTATATCCAAGCTGATCTATTTCTATTGATTGTGCTGGGTCGTCAGAATCCATTTCACATCTAAATTTAAACCCTCTTGCAACATAGACACCATTAACAAAAGGATTAAATTGAGTAAAGTTTGCTCCATAGGTGCAAGATGTTCCACTTGATATGGTTGCACTTGTAGCAGAAGTCACTGTAAATGTGTTATCTGTTTTTGAAGTTATTTGATAATTTCCATCAGTCGCAGAACCAGCAGTGAAATCTATAACTACGAAATCACCAACAGAATATCCATGTGAGGTTTTAGTTACAGTAATCGTTGTACCACTTTGTCCGTAGCTAACGCCTGATGAAACTACTAAATCAGGGTCTAAGTCCGTTGTTGCAACTAGCAAAGAAGCACCGACATTAAAGGCTGTGGCTGCGTCAAAATCAGTCCATGTATCAATATTTCCAGACCTTCTATCTATCAAATCATTAGGATAAAAACCTTGAGTAACAAAATGTCTGCGAAGTCTTAATGGTTGTTTTCCTCCTAAATCTAATGTATTTGCAAAATCATAAGATCCACCTGTAATGTCCACAGCACCGATAAAGTCAAAGTCAGCAATACTATCAAAGTCTGATTCATCATCTAGTGTTACAAGTGAACCAAGTACAAGACCATTTACATCATCACTAAAAAAACAATCTACTTTTGTACCAGCAAAGGGTGGTGAATCTGTATCTTCTCTATCTTCTAAAACAGTGAGTTTTGGCAGTGTATTTGGAACTGTTTGAAGCATTGTGACAGAGGCATCACCAGAACTTAAGCGGCCACCATCGTCCTTGAATTTTAAATGGTATGTGCCATTTACAATATTAGGAACAATCGACTCGCTGACGTTTCCACTTAAAGCTGGTAAAACATCAACAGAATTAGTAAAAGTTGAGCCAGTTGTAAGGTTAGAACTACGAATTACCACGTTTCCACCATGCAAAACGTCAACATCTGTTGATAGATCAAAACGTAGCCGTACAAACTGATCTGATAATGGTTCAATCTTTACATTCTGCACATCTGCTGGAAGTGCTGTTTTTCCACTAGCAGTAAAGTTATTAACAGTTGAAGTAGTAGAACTTAGAACACCTAAAGAGTTATATGTTTTGACTTTAAAAGTGTAACTACCTAATCTTGACTCAAATAATTCAAAATCTGGTCTTGCAACTCTTACCCTTTGTGGATTATCTTTTTCAAATTGAAATTCAACTAAATATTCTTTTGCACCTTGCACAGGTTCCCATGTAAGAAAAATTTTAGAAACAGCACGATTATTTAATACAACTATTGATTCAGTTGCAGAAAGGTTTGAAGGTGATGGTTTTTCATCTAGTAAGGTGGTTATGTTTCTTGGATCTGCTGGAACTGTAGTATCTTCAACTTGTGCATATTTATTTGTGTCATGAATAGTTGCAACGATATTGTAATTTGATTTGTCTTGCTCTGTTATTGATAAGACTCTATAAATTTGAAACTCAACAGATGTATTTTCAATAGCCCAGAGACTGTTTGCTTGAGGTACTGCTGAAAAGGCAGAACTTACTGTAATTGTTTTATCAGAAATAGTGCTTATTGCTCTTGTTTCCATACTGCCATCAGGCAAAACAACAGAAAGTGTAGCTGAATTAGCTGTTGTCAAATCGGTGTTATCAGCATCATCAACAATAATTTGAGTAGTAGAAACTCCAGTATTGATACGTCCACCTCTACGAATACCAGCCCTAAGTGAATCAGCAATGCCTATTATTGTAGATGGTCTTACAATTACACCAGCTTCAAGAGTGGTAGTAAAACTTACAACCTCAGACTCTTTGAGGTTTGAATATAAAAACCATCTTCCTAATCTATTTGCTTGGCCTCTAGATGTACAAGCAATAGTTTTTATTGTTTTTCTTGTTCTTCCAAATTTACCGATTGCATCAGATAAAGCTGTAATTTGATCTGTTGTTATAAGTTCATAATTAATATTTTGTGTGTCGTTGTCAAAATAAGAAACTTCAACTTCAGTAAATTTTGTTCTTTGCCCCGCACCTTGATAGGTAAAACCATTTTCTGTAACATTTGCATTAGTAAATAAATATTGAGGATCAGATGTTCTTGTTGACAAGTCAGTGGGTCGATCTTGAGACAGTTGTAAAGTTCCAACACCATAAAAAGGCATAGCGTTCATAATTCCACATAAATCATTGATAAGCGTATATGCGTCTTGTTTTTGACTTAAAATTATATTTGCTGAAAAGCGTGGCTCCGTTGTTTCAGTTATAGGATCTGTTATGAGTTCACTAGAATAAACACTTGCTGAATAAAAAGAAAAGACATCTAGAGAATCCTCTTGAATCATTCCATCAGAACCACCGAACCCTTTGTCTGTTGTCAAGATGTCATATAAAACCCATGCTGGATCTGAACACCATTCTTTATCAGTTTTAAAAGTACCATTAAAAACATAGTCTGCTGGATAAATTACTCTGCCATTGTTTGAATCAATTGTTGTTCCATGAGGAACCTTGATCTTGGTTCCCTTGATGCGGAATTTTCGGGAAGGAAAAGATTGAAATTCTTGAGCATTAAATCTTAAAGCCACATAAGCAAAACCTTGATATGCTCTCGCATCTGTAATAATTTCTGTAAAAGATAAAAAATTTGAAGCGTTTTGTAATTGACTAGTTGTTGAGTCGGCTGTATTTCTTATGACTGTCACAGTTAAAGGAAAGCTTAAAGAAGATGCAAGTTTTATTTCGTAATCTTTTATATATGGACTGGTAGCTTTACCATTAATAACATCTTCAACTACTGGATTATGTACAGTGCCATCATTTTCAGTAATTCTGATAGACATTTTTACTTCTACACCATCAATATTTCCATCAGTTTTAAATTCTTGCAAAGAAGGAAACTGTATCGAAACTCTAAGACGATCAAAAGCCGTTGTACTTGTTGCTCTAGATACAGATGAAGAATTAGTTACTGCAACACCAACAGGAACTGTATTTGCTGTAGCAGTTATTTCTTGCAGTGCAGTTTGATTTGATGCACCATTTTTAAAAAACACCTCTACATTTGAAAAATTTTCATCACCATTTGCATTTAACAAAGGAGTATTATTAAAAAAAATGCTTTTTCTAAAAGTATCAGTTCCACTTCCTCCAACATCAAAAATAGAATCTATTTCTCCATAACCAAGTAAATCAAAAACTGTTGCAAATTGTTTTGATCTAAGACCACCATCTACTAAATCAGGATCAACAACCTGTCTTTTGATAGCTGCTAAATCTTCACCTCCAATAAGTTCTGGCATTTAAGAAATCTCCTTAACTATCTGGGCAGTATCCACCGAAGAACTGATAATAATTGACCCAGAAAACACAAGTCCATATAAAATTGGAATCGGAACGCCACTAGAACTAATATTTTGTATGCCATTAAAGTTGTATGATCCACGCATTGCTGGGTCTGTATCACCGACTGAAGATGCCGAAGATGCTGGTTTGCCTCCACCTAATAAGGAAGTTACTCCATCGAGTATTAAAGATGTCCCAAGACTTGAAAGAACTCCTCCTACACCACCTGTCAAAAGCGTTGCTCCAATGGACAAAGCGTTATCAGCAACAAAATTAACAGCAGTACTAGCAACACTAGCAACACCACGACCAACAGCACTGACAGCATTTCCAACAGCTTTAAAAACATTTTTTGCACCTACCGCAACAGGAATTATTTGAATATCACCATTGGCACTCATATTTAATAAATCACCATTTACAGAATTACCACCAATTTTTATCTTGTAAAACTGGTCATTCATGTGTTTATCAATTCCAGCAAAATTTGCTCTTAGAAAATTTACAGCCTGTTGTGGTGTTTTTACAGCAGCTTCAAATGTTGATTGTCCTAAAAAGTCTTTTAACTTTCCATAAACTTTTATTTTTTTAAGCTGCATATCTATAAACCTCTTTTGTAGCTTCAATATAGCCTAAATCATATAATTCTCTACAACTTAGTTTGTTTGCTTCATGGTGCAAAATTAATTGATTACCAATATATAAAGCAACGTGACTAAGTTTTTCTCTTGGCCCTATCATAAGTAGAACATCACCTTTTTTTATTTTGTCAGTTGTTTCTTGTTTTTCAAATTTGAGTTTTGGTAAAGCATATTGAAACTCAGGACTATTTAAAAATGATTTTATACTTTTTGGTCTATGCCAATATGGAATATCAATATTTTTAGTTTCTTTGAACCAGTCACAAATAACAGTCCAGCAATCTTGTTGACCCCATACCCATTTTCGTCCAATCAATGAAGGTGCTTTCCAACCCGAAGGCTTAACGATGTTCCAGCTTTTATGTTCAATACTGTAAATGTGATATGGATAACCAACATACTCAGATGATGCTTTGTCACCATCAGAAGGTTCAGATGAGCCTGAAGGGTGACTATGTACAACTCCAAGTATTTCACCACCTTTATCCTCACACTCTGCCCAATCTTCTGGGTCTAATGCAAAAAATTCAAATTGATCTTCAGCAATATTTTTACAAGACCAAAATATTTCTTTACCTTCGACAATCGCAAATAAACCACAAGCTTCATCAGGTGCTTTTTCTTCTGCATATTTTATAAAATCATCTTTCCAAGTCATTTTTAAAAATTTTGTAAAGTGCCAACTAAAGGGAAATCGGCTCTAGTAACAAGTTTTTTTGGCGCACCAATACCAATAAGATCAAAAGTGCTTACTAATTCAAATTGTACAATATCTCTATTCTCTGTCACTTTTCTTTCAATAAAATAAATTTCTTGTGGCAGTTCACTTGAAGGGTCAGGTGTTCCGTAAGGATTTATAGAACTTGGAAAGTTAACAGCATCTAAAAATCTACTTAGTGTCCGTCTGCGTATAACTTTTGCTCCTGTTAAATCAGAAAAAGCTGTTGTTTGATTAACTGTTTGCATTATTGCTGTAATAGTTCCAAGAATATTTGAAAAAGTTAATGTAGGTCTCGGAAGTTTACCTTTTCCAGAATAAGCAAAACCATCTGCCTCACATGGCATCCTTGCGTATGTATTTGACTGCCAGACTATATCATTATTATTTGTAAGGTTTACGCCAGAATGAAACAAAAATACAGTATCATCTGAGATTGTTGCATTGACATTAAAAGACACATCCCCACTTGTGGACTGTGAAGTAGTGCCTGTAACTGTAAAAGTATTTGTTGCAACTGTTTGAATTGTATAAACACCATCAATCCCATTTCCAGAAGTAAAATCAAGGCTTAAGACAAGGCCAGCAGAAAAACCATGAGAGTTTAATGTGACTGTAATAGTAAAGGCTGACTGCGAATATGCGGCTGTTTTTGCAGATTTTGTGTAGTGAACATCAGCTTTTAATTCAACAGAAAACAATTCAATAATTGATTTATTAGTAAGCTGTTGTAGTTCTGATACGGGATTTGCCATTATGGTTCAAATACTTCTCTAAATGTTGTTGAAATGACAGCCCTATTGTTATATGGTATTGATTTTGACCAAGAATCACAAACAAACTGACTTGCACCAGAAAGAGTAAAATCAACATTTGTAGGAGAAGTTACTAATGCACTGTCACTAGAAGTTGAGGTTAATGTAAATGTGTTTGCATCTGCGGCAGTCACAACAGCATAACTTCCATCAGTAGGACCAGAGCTAAAATCAACTGTTAAAACATCACCAATTCCTACTCCATGATTTGTAAAGGTAACTGTGATAATAGTTCCAGCAGAACCGCTACCATCAGATTGAACAAAGGTTCCTGTTTTTGCACTAAAACCCTCTGCTGGTGGGGTAAATGTAAAACTAGCCTGATCGTTTACACGACTTCTTAAAAATGCTTCAATGACATCTGATTCAGTCTCAGACACGTTAAAAGTTAGATCATATACTTTAGGGTCTTGTGTTAGTGGTAGACCAAATATAGTTCTAAACTCATAACCATCACCCAGAGCAGTTGTTCTGATTCTTGGATTGCTTTTTTTTCTAACTCCATAAGTAGGAGTGATTGAAGGGAATGTTGCCATTTATGGATTTAATAAACCTCCTGATCTTTGTTCTTGCACTATTGTACTTTGCACGACAGAGGCAATAAGTTGACCAAGCTGCCTACCTCCTTGCTCCGAAGATCCTTGAGTATCAGAACCCGAAGCATCTACATTTATTGTAATGTTATTTACAGAACCGCCTCCCATTTTATTATTTGGAATTATATTGCCACCTTTAGAACCCATCTGCAAAATCTCAGGGCCACGTTCACCTACAACATAAGCACCACCAGCAGAAACAGGGCCACCGCTTGCTCTTCCAAATAATCCTCCTATAAATCCACCAATACCACCTCCCTTTTTTTTACCACCACCAAATACATTGCCCAAGAATCCACCAACTGCGTTTCCTAGACCAGAGACCGCACGTTGCATGGCAACCTCTACAAGTTGTCTTTTTAACTTATTCAATACACCAGAGGCAGCTTCAGCAAGAGACTTTGTACCCATAACCGCATCAGTTAAACCTTGAACTACTCCATCTTCAACACTTTTACCGATCTCCATAAATGTATCTTTTAGTTCTTCAGCTTCTTTTTTTGCATTTCTTTCAGCTTCTGTAAGTTGTTCAACACCTGTTTTAATATTTTGAGTTATAGGAACAATATTATTTTTTGCTTCAAGTTGATCTTTTACTTCATTTGTAACAAGTCCTTCAACCTCTGAATATTCAATTATTTTTGGTATAAGTTGATCAACAGATCTTTTAATTTTTGGAAAAGGATTTTCAAACTTTGGAAATTTAATATCTAAATCTACTTGTGGTAATTCAATGCCGCCAAGAAGTTTTCTTAATGGTTCTGGGATAATTTCAACAACTTTTTCAAATGCTCTTTGAAAGAACTTAACTATATTTTGTGCAGTACCAGAAACTAACTTTCCAACACCTTCAAAAAAATTAACTACAGGCTGTGTTGCTTCTACAAAGCCATTAATAAGATTTTCTCTTAATGAAATTAAATTTCTTAAAGTAACACCGATAACACCACCAATAACCTTGCCAATTAATTCAACATTTTTACTTGTTGTAGTAATTGCTTCCTTTATACCTATCCAGCCTTGTTCTAAATTAAACAATACGTTTGTAGATTCTATTCCTAAAGCTTGTGCAATATTTTTTCCTATTTCTCCTACTGCTCCTACTATTGCCCTTATTGGTGCTATTACTAATTCAAAAGCACTCTTTAAAGCTTCAACTGTGACAGCAGCTATTTTAAGAGAATCTCTAATTACTATTCCTATTTCAGATCCTTCAGTAGTCAGGTTTGTAAATGCAGAACCTAATCTTGTTAGTTGTCCTTGAATTGTATTCTGTGCTGTAAATGCAGCTTCAGCAGCAGTGCCTTGAGCCTTTGCTTGATTTTCTAGGTTTTTATTAAAGCTTACAAGTTGATCATTTAACAAAGGTAGTATTGCTGTTCTTGCTTCAACAGATCCAAAGAACTGAGCAAGGGTTTCTTCACTAGCCCCACCTTTTGCAACAAGTTCTTCTAATACTCCTCCTAAACCTTTTGTACTTAAAGCCGTAGCACTAAAATCTATTCCCAGTTTTTCGGCTGCGTCTGAAGCTTCTTTTGTTGGTTTTTGTATCGCAGCAATAACTTGTCGTAATCCAGCAAAGGTTGATTCAACAGGAACACCAGTTGCAGTGACAGTAGATATTGCAGCATTAAGTTCTTCTATTCCTACACCAGCACCAGCCGCTATAGGTGCAAGTCGACCTATCTGCTGTGCATATTGATCAACAACAATTTTACCATCATTCTGTGTTTGTATAAATCCATCAACTAACTTAGCCGCTTTATCCGACTCAAGACCATAAGCATTAAGGACAGAGGTTGTTGCATCAGCAACAGTAGCTAGTTCAGAAAAACCACCAGTTGCACCTAACTGTGATGCCTTTAATACATCTGTTAATTCAGCAGTCTCACCAAAGCCAGCAGATGCTACATCATAAGACGCTGATAGTAATTGCAAAGAAGATGCCTGACCACTAAGCTCATTAGATAAACTTTTTAATTTTGGATTTAATGCGTCAGCATCTACTCCAAGAGTTTTGATTTTTGCACTGGCAAAGTCTTGTTGAGCAAGATTTCCAAATGTTTTTCCTAATGCAGCAACCAAAGTAAGGCCAGCAGTTAGTGGGCCTAAAGCTGTTGCTAACGCAGCCCCAGCAGTTCTAAAACCTACAGCCGCCCCTTTAGCACCAGCACCAGCACCAAAAAATCCTTTACCTAATATTGGTAATGCTCTATTTGCGTCTTTAAGTTTGCTATTTGTTCCGTTTACAGTTTGGTTAAATTTTTGTGCCTGAGTATTAACATTCTTTAACGCTGTTATAGCTTGGGTAGCTCCAACTCTTAGTTCTACATTGGAAACTGCCACGACTAAACAATAACTCCTTTAACTATATCTTGATTTGCGTTTGATTGCATCTGCCTCTTTCTTTTCCCTATCATACTTTAATTCATAATAGCCAGCAAAAAATATCAACTCTTCATCTGTGAGTTGTTGTCTTAATTCACTTATTGTTTTACCTAATTCTGTTGCAAGGAAGAACTCAAAATTTAGCCAGTTATCCCCCCTTAAGATTCCTTTGCGTTATCAATAGTTGCGTTTTGATTTACACCAAACAAAAACAGTTCGATTTCATTAAGTACATTCTCTGGTAAATCATTTTGTAAATTACCAAACTCTGCTGGGCTAAAAGCTTTTGTACCATCTTCATTCTCTGCCAACTGACAAAGCATATGAGTTGAAACAATTAATGGATCATCACTGCCAGCCCTTTGTGTTGCTCTGGCTCTGTCTGCCCTTGTAATGGCCTTGAAATATAAACTGACTACAGTTTTGCCGTCATCGTCTTTAACGTCAAATTTACGCCTTTTAGAAAGGTCAAATGATTCCTTTAAAAGGTCGAGGGTTCTTTTTTCTGCCATAAATTAAATGCGAAGTAATTTTAATTTACTATATGTCTGAAGTTATTGCACCAGTTGTCTGGAAAGAAATGTTTATTAACTGAGTTTCTCCAAGTGTTGCACCATATTCAGCACTTGTAATGATCCCAGAAAATGCCAACTTTTTAGAACTAGCCGAACTATCAGGGAACAATTCAAACAATGCGTCACCAGCATCACCTGTTGTCAAAATATCCTCAACGAATGAAAGATAATCTGCATTACCAGCATTGTCATATATAAGTTCTGCTGATCCTTCACCAGAAATCAAACCACCAACAAATGTTTTTGCTGTATTACCTTGAACTGTAGTTTCTAAAGTATCTTTTGAAACTGATAATGACCATGATCTAGTTCCAGCAATATCGGCTTCAGTACC